CCATGTCCAACTAAGTGCGGAATCACGGGGATAGTTAATCTTTGCCATCATGAGACAAAGTTCTTTGCTCGGAGGTGGTGCTTTCATTTTGTTTTCATTCCTCTGATGTACACAGTAAACGATTGAATAGTGTCTTTTCCAAAGGCTAGAGTGCATTTCTCAATGTGTTGGGCGACTTCTTCAATCACTTCGTTTCGCGCATTGGTTTCAGCGTATCGGAGGATTTGGTGTTTGCGCGACCCTTGAAGTCCCCAATCGCCTTGTCTGCGACTGAGTTCTTCAAACGCTTCATCTTCCGGACTCAAAACCCAATATCCTCATCGTTATCGGCTGGCAAACCTTTATGCTCTTTTGGTTTAGGGTCATTCATGTATGCCCAACCGTCCCACCCCGCATAGATGGGCATTACATCGAGTTTCAGCATAGGGCCATTCTTTGTGTCAATGACTGACCCAATGCGGATGTATCGTTTCTTTTCTTCACCTTTTGCGTTTGTGTAAGAACCCGCAACGACTGTGATTTCTTTAAGCAGTGCCATTTTTTTCTTTCATTAAAAGTTCAAGTTTTTTGTCAAGATCAGCGAGAAACTTCACCACTTCGGCATCCATTTCACTGATTAGCTTCTCGTCTCTCTCGACTCGTTTGGTGAACATTTCCAACCCTTTTAGTCTTGGGTCAAAGGAAACGAAATCACACCATTCTTTTCCGGTACATCTAAGCTGAAACTGAATCTGCTTGATGTACTTTGAGGGCACTGTTTTGGATAGCAGAGTATCGATGTGGGTGGATGTGTTGGGACACTTGATCTCGATGATTCCATTGCCCACAATCCCATCGGGTGAGGCTCCCGCCATTTCAATGTCCGGATGACTGATAAACCCCACTTGCTCAACAAGCACCGAGTTCACCATTTCGTAGTGCGCGCGAGCAAGCGGCTCGGTCTCTGTGCCCCACTGCATAGCCGAGTTAGTGAATGAATCAGCCTTCTCACCCGTCAACCGTTCACAAATCAATTGGGCCATGTAATCGTCCCGTGACGCACCATAACCACCCGTCTTGAGTTTTGCCATCACATCGGAGACGCGAGAGGCGGTGACTTTGCCCAATCGGGCGGCAAACCATTCCGGTGTACCTTGTTCCATTACAGACTCGCTTTCTTCAAGTCTTTGGCAACAATGATGGCATTCTTAGCTGCGGCATCATGTCCGGCTACCTTAATGGCCTCAAAGTAAGCAACCTTCAATTCATCCTCTGTGGTAGCGGCATCAATGGAAGCAATCAGCGGAGCAATCAGAAATGTAGGCTTTTCAACCTTTTTGCTTGCGGCATTCCCATCATCATCCTCTGGCGCGATGCCACACGCTGCCATGAGCGAACCTCTCCGCGCATAGGTCAAAGCACTCATGTGGCCTTGAGGGTCGGCTTTGCTTGCGGGAAAGTGCAAGATGCCACACTCGAGCATTTCGCCACTCTCATGAACGAACATTGTTTCGACCATCACACCGTTTTCACAGTCGTATGACTTTTGAATGAGTGCAATCCCGTTATCGTTTAAAGCCCCTATAACCGCTTCAACGCAAGCGGATAGGTCAGCATAGCGTGATTTGAAATGAGGGTTTGTAGAGGTCTTTAAAGCTGGCCCAAAAGCCTTTTGTGCTTTGACCAAAGCGGTAGCAATGTTTTTCATTTGGAATCCTTTGAAATTAAGTCAAGTTGAAGGGATTTGATTTCGTCTTTTGCGTTGTCAATGTGGTTGACCAATACACGAATGTGGCCTTCCAACATCTGAATGCGGTACAGCAGTTTTGCGATTTGATCGGTATCGCCTTCGCGGTAGAGGGTCTCTGAGGTTTGTTTGACAGAGTTGATGATGTAATCAGCGTCCATTAGGGTCTCCAAATAAAACAGTCAAGAGCAAGCACGATAAGCCCGATGAGGCTCACCACACGCACTACCTTATCGGCTAAGGTCAATTGCGCCACATGAATCTCAATGCAAGCACCGTTCTCCATTGAGTTTGGGAATGCTTCGTTGAATGTGCGGGGGAATTTGGTTCTGTTAAGCATGGAAGTCCTCCAACATGGTGATATGGTGTTTCTTGATCTGTGCATAGATTGATGCTTGATCGGCGGCTGTCAGTTCGTAGGTGACTTCGGTTCCGGCGGGTTCAGACTCAAAAGCCTCAACCGTATAGGCAAACCAATCGTAGGTTTCGCTAAGACCGACAGAATCATCGGACTCAAAGTAGTCGTATTCGACCGTGAGATAACCGTAGTCGATGCTGTGGACTTCGGTGGTGTATGTTAGATTTCTCATGTGTTTCCTCTAAAAGACCCTATGCGATGTGCTTGGGAATGGATGTACTGTATCACTATATTTAGTAATGTGCATTAGGACTTTCCCTAATGTGCAAAAATACAACATTTAGCACAATAAATCATGTATCCACATTGCTTCCCCTCTGAGACGCACTACCGTGAGTGGGTCAATTACGCCAAAATCGTAGCTGAACCCGTCCACATTTGTGAAGACTGCACAAAGGATTTTCAGAGTGAAATGCTCTTAGAGGAACGGTGCAAACCCTCCCCAAAGTGGTGGATTGGAAAAAAAGTAGTTGACACGCCATAAAAGATTGTGCGTATAATCAAAACCGTCTAGAGTGGCATCTAGGCGTAGAAAAGTGTTGAGAACCCCGCAGGGTACTGTGTGGTCTTGTCGTACGGCAAGCGAGTCTTTTGATACTTTTCAATCGCCTTGCTGTTGCTCTCGCCAAGAGCCAAGACCACAGAGCATCTTGCGGGGTTTTTGCTTTTGGACAACACAATGCGGTGCTGTCGATGGTTGTGTTTGAGATACCCTGCTACACGAGCAAACCAAAGCAGGGGGCGTGGGCGAATCCTTAGAGCGCGGTGGTTGAAATAGTCTGAGGTAGTGCGATGCGATGACATGGCTCCGAAAAGCAAGTCACGGCACAGAGCGAACTTTGTTTATGAACACGGTAAGGCTGTGCTTTGCTCCAACAATCACCAAAAAGCAAATAAGAATAAGAGAGTCAGAGGATGTGAGTTTTATCAACTGAGAGGAAAAAAAATGGACTTATTCGAAACGGGATTCGATAGATTTTGGTCAGCATGGCCTAAAAGCCCCCGCAAGGGTGGCAAGTCAGAGTGCTTGAAGAAGTGGCAAAAGTTCTACTGCGAGACTTGTGCCGATCAAATCATCAAGCATCTTGAGTGGATGAAAACAACAGACCAATGGCGCAAAGATAACGGGGCATTCATTCCCGCACCTTTAGTCTACCTTAATCAACAAAGATGGGACGGGGCAGAGATACCCGACACAGCACCCAAAGCAGACCCCGCACTAGAGAAGATCAAAGCCGACATAGAAAAGGCTGCACCAATGCCAAGCCACATCCGCGAAAGGCTTGCTCAACTTAGGGGTAAAGCATGACCAAAGAACAAGCACACGCATTGCTCAACTTCGTCAAGTTGGGGTTTGCAATCCCCTCATGGCGAATCAACAAAGCATTGACCATCACGGGGGATTTGAATGCTCAACGAGTTAGCCGATCACTATGCCCAACTAGCGATGACGAAGGGGTGGACAGAGTACACACGCCATCGGGTGAAGGAACTACGCGATTCGAGCGATATGTGGAAAGAATTACCCCGCATGGTGAAGGAACGCATTGATGGACATAAACACGCCGAGAGGACGCGAATCGCTGAAAGCGGAACACCGAGCGATGGAGATTTTCGCTAAACACTTTCCGGACTATGAGTATTGCGAAACACCAAAAGATAAACCCGCAGACATTGATGCGATATTGATTAAACAAAATCAGATCATGCGGGTGGTTGAAACCAAATGCAGAGACATTACCATTGAAGAATTTATCGGACGATTTAATTATCAATGGTTGGTTACATTTGATAAATTGGAAAAGGGGCGCAGAATATCTCATGCACTTCAAGTTCCATTTATTGGGTTCTTGTACTTAATGCCATCCGATTTACTTCTTGTCCAACAAATAGCAAACGAATATAGCTATGTGCCGGAGATAACGCTTATGCAGACCGAAACACAAAAAACAATTAATGGTGGTCGAATAACTCGATCAAACGCATATATCGACATGAGCAACGCGACACAATTAAAATGATTCAAATCCATTTCACTGTCCCACAAGTCGCCGGAAAGGGCAGACCCCGCTTCGCCCGACAAGGAACCTTCGTCAAAACTTACACCGATTCCAAGACTTTGGGCTACGAGAAGTCAATCCAAACCTATGCCAAGCAAGCGATGGGGTCTACAAGCCCTTTAAACGGGGCTGTAGCGGCTTATTTGCACATCCGAATACCCATACCGCCATCGTACTCAAAAACGCGCCAAAACGCTTGTATTGAAGGAACCGAACGCCCAACCAAAAAGCCCGACATTGACAACATCGTCAAAGCGATATTGGATGGCATGAATGGGATTGTGTATCTTGATGACAAACAAGTGGTGGATTTAAATTTAACAAAGGTTTATTCCGCAACAGAGGGAATAGATATTATGGTGATTGAAGTATGAACTACACTTTATATAACCCCCAACAAGGACACGCAGTTTTAAAAGACTTGTGGCCTCAAATCAAAGCCACATTGATGGCGGGACAGAAATTAAGGATTGAGGTAAAACAATCGCGGCGCAGTGCTGAACAAAACGATATGTTTCACGGGATTATTCACAAGATACATATTGCGATGAAGGCTGTGGGTTCTAAATGGACTGCTGACGATTGGAAGCGATTATTAATAGACCAATGGGCGCATGAGACAAATCGCAAGATTGGAAAGGTGGCTCCTTCACTTGATGGCGAAAGAGTGGTTCAATTGGGGTTGCAGTCTCACAAGTTCACTATTGAAGATGGAAGCGAGTTCATCGAGTGGCTACTCGCATGGTCAGCAAATAAAGGAATTGAGGTAGGATAAAGGTGTTGGTGTAAACGGTTTGGCTCCGTGGTGCTTCCGTTCAGTTGCTACCCACCCTGCCGCATGGGAGACACCAACAAGGAAACATATATGATGATGTTCCCCAAGTACACCTACTATCGAAGCAAGACCCACCTCAAGAATGTGGCCTCTTTGCTCTGTCAGCACTGTGGACGGGACGGGTCAGTACAAGCGGCACACTCCAATTGGTCGGAGCATGGCAAGGGCAGAGGGATAAAAGCAAGCGATATTTACACTGCCGCACTCTGTCAAGACTGCCATCAAGAACTAGATCAAGGAAATCACCTCTCCAAAGAGGAAAGAAAGCGGATGTGGATTGAGGCTCATAAGAAGACGGTATTCACGATGACGATGCTAGACCTATGGCCTAGAGACATTGGAATTCCGCTAGAATATGATTAACCGATGCTGGTGGCCTTCCTCCCACAAGTGAACAGTCTGAGGCCGGGGCTTCGGCCCCTCTTTTTTAAAGGGTTGATATGACCGGACTACTTGCCCCCGCTGCTGAGATCAGCATCGAGATCAAACAAAGTAAAGCAATGGACTCAATGGACGATAGTGAGTCTTGCCCCGTTGCCACACATGATGTTGAAGTAAACCTCAAGTGTCGCCAAAAGGCCATCGATAAGGCAATGTATGGCCCGATGAACCCCAACGAACCATCTAACGACTATTGGCGCAAGCTGGCAGAGGGTTGGCGGTTGTCGGCTGGACAAGCGAAAAAATCAACTTGCGGTAACTGCGCGGCATTCATTCAGACCTCTAAGATGCTGGACTGCATCGACAAGGGCATGGGCAAAGATTCAGACGCATGGGATGTGATCGATGCCGGTGATTTGGGTTATTGTGAGGTGTGGGACTTCAAGTGTGCCTCTAAACGCACTTGCTCGGCATGGATTGTTGGTGGCCCGATTACTGATGACAGCGAAGGAGAATCAGAATGATGAAAGTCTCGGAAGCAATGCAAAAGAAGGTCGGCAAAGTCATGGGCGAATTCAAGCGCGGTGACTTGACTTCTAACAAGAAGGTCGTGAAGAACCCCAAGCAAGCCATTGCAATCGCAATGAGTGAGGCTAATCTTCCGATGCGGGGTAAGCGCACAGCAACCAACAAGGCCAAAAAATGAAGGGCTTGTACGAAAATATTAGGGCCAAACAAGACCGGATAAAGGCTCAAAAGGCTGCTGGTGTAAAGCCCGAGCGCATGAGAAAAGTCGGTAGTAAGGGTGCGCCCACTGCGGCTGCATTCAAGGCTGCTGCTAAAACCGCAAAGAAATGATTAAGCGCGGCAAAGAATCTTTTGCGGGGTACAACGCCCCAAAGAAGACCCCTTCCCACCCTACTAAGAGTCATGCGGTGCTGGCAAAGAGTGGGGACGAAGTGAAGTTAATTCGCTTTGGACAGCAAGGGGTAAAAGGTTCTCCGGATGGCACAAAGAGAAACGAAGCATTCAAAGCCCGACACGCAGAGAACATCGCAAAGGGCAAGATGAGTGCGGCATATTGGGCCAACAAAGTAAAGTGGTGATGATATGGACGAAGGCGCAGCATTTGGGTTCTTCCCACAATTAAGACCCCGCAGACGCTTACAAGACCCGATAGCGTCAGCGGATGTGCCTTTTCAAGTTCTTAGAGGCCGATTAGCCGGACTTTTGGGATTACCCGCTGACATTGGGAACATAGTTCGCTCTCCGATGCCAATGGAGATGTTTGGGGATTATGAATATGAAAAACCCCCACAACTGCCATACACAACCGAGTATTTTCTAAAAGAACTGCCGTTAGCACCAACTGCACCAATAGGTCAACTAGCTGGTCAAGCTGCATCATTTGTTCCGCTGAATCCGGCTCCATTGGTAAGGGGTGTGCAAAAGGTCGGCACGATGGTCGGTGAGGGAATGGCAGAACGGGTCGCTACTGGTAGACCAATGCTGCCGAGTTTGCTGGCAGAACCCCCATCGGCGATGTTTGCGGTGGAACCCAATGTACCCCGCATGAACTTGCTGGACACGCCACCGGAGACAATGACAAGCCTATTAGAAGTCAAGCCACAAGCGGCTGTAAGCGACTTAGGGTTTTATTCTGCTGCCGAACAAGCTGCACTGAATCTCCAAAGAAACAAAGGCTCGGGCCAAGCATTCTTGAACGATTTGCTAAAGGCAGAAAATGTCAAAAAAGATGAACTGCAATGGATGGGTGTGGATGACTTCTTAAAAGAGAAGCCCAATGTCACAAAGCAAGAGGTTCAAGACTTCATTGCCAACAATCGGGTTGATGTGCAAGAGGTTCAGTTAGGCAGCAAAGGCGAAAACCCGTACCCATACAGCACTGCGGACGAATGGCAATCTGCCATCAATCGTGCTGAAAAAGCACGAAACTTTGACGAAGCCGAACGCCTAACGAGCGCATGGGAAGCCTATGAAGGTTTGGGAAGTCAGACCAAATATCAAAAATATACACTCCCCGGCGGTGAGAACTACCGTGAGATATTGCTCACTTTGCCAAATACAAAAGCAAGTGCGTTACAAGCAAGAGCAGATGAAATAATGGAAATGGGCAGGGCTGGAACTGCGACCGATGCGGATAGAACTGAATGGGCATCAATAATGAACAGATTGCAGCCGGAGACTAGAGATATTGAAGGGGTATCAAAATATAGAGGGTTTCCGGAATACAAATCATCTCACTTTGATGAACCTAACATTCTTGCTCACATCCGAGTAAACGACCGTGTAGATGCTGACGGCAAGAAAATGCTATTGATTGAGGAAATTCAATCAGATTGGCATCAAGCTGGACGGGAGAAGGGGTATCAACAAAAAGCACCAACAGAATTGCCAAACAATTTAGATGTTGTTGTTGACCAATATGCCAACAACCCAAACAATAAATATATTGTTTTGGATAAAGAAACTGGCTTGCATACTGGGTGGTCTGGCGCAACACCGGAGCAAGCAAAAGCCACATGGCTTGCCGCAGAGCAGCGCAAAACACAAAAAACAGATGCAGTCCCCGACGCACCATTCAAAGACACATGGTATCAACTAGCCCTAAAGAGGGTACTCAAACACGCTGCCGACAATGGCTATGAACGGGTGGGGCTGACTACTGGCAAACAGCAAGCGGATAGATTTAATCTTGCCAAGCAAGTCGATCACATTGATTACAGACGATCACCCGATGGAACTTTTGAGTTAGGCATTGCTGACATAAACGGCGATGCAGTTAATTT